GCCAGAACGTGAAGAAGGTGCTTTGTACATTGACAGAAACAACCGTTTGAGAAAATGGGTCAACGATGATTGGGAGCCAGTAAATGCTAGATGATATTGACTACAGTAATCTCACTGCAACTTCTACCAGTGCTGCTCCAACATCGGAGCCCAAAAAGAAATCAAACATTGCTGAGCGTAGTGTTGTCAAAAAACAAGACAAGCCAGCACGAAAGGAAGTTGACGTAGAGTCGCTTTCTGAAAAAGCAAAAGAGATCCAATCAGATCTTGGCGCACCACAAATTCCTGATCCATTGGCTCAATATGGCTTGCCAGCTTTGGGAGCCTTGGGAGCCTTGGGAACAGCTTACGGCGTTTATAAGTCGATGCAAAACAAAGCGCCGACTCCTAATGCGCCTATGACTCCAGCACCTGCTGCTGGTCCTGATTACAGCGCCTATAACTCTCCTGCATATTTGAGGAATGCTCCTGTTGCTCCTCCTGCTCCAGTAGAAGCTGCACCAGTGCCACAGGCAGTTGCACCAAATCGTCTGCAACAAGCACAGGAATTGGCTGAAGCCAACAGGCAACTAGGCATTGGCAATCAGCCATTAAACATTACAGCCCCTCCTGAGCCTATTTCCACCCCAATCACAGCAGCACCTGTAGATGCTCCTGCACCAACACCTACTCCTGGTCCTAACTCTCCTGTGACAACCATCGTCAACGATACTGTCAAAGAGTTGATTCAGGAAACACCAGACCCTGTTACTGGTGCTGTATCAAAACCTGTTGCACCTCCACAGGAACTGCGTACAGGTACTGGTAAACCTGCCTTTGCTGGCATAGGTCCAGAAGCAGCGTTGAACAAGAAGGGTGAGCCTAAGCTTAAGGTTGATTACGCATCTGTTGCAGATGTTCCTTCTGGCTATGCTTTTGTTCCCGGCGCTCAATACATTGACACTCCCCGTCAAAACCTTGGTCAACTTGAATACACCAAGGCATATACCGACCGTCCATTTCCTTTGACCAACGAACAAGCCATTCAAGAGTCAAGGGACATCAACAAATTGTTGGGCAGGGCTACTCGTGCTGAAGCCAAAGCTGCTGGCTTGCCACCTGCTGAACTGACACCCGGCATCACCAAGAAGACCAGTGCTGGTACAAAGCCTGTACGGGTTGCTGGCACTATGGGTGCTTTGATGGCTATCTCTGACCTTGCTAAAGCTGAGACTGCTGCTCAACGAGGCATGGCAGGAGCTAACTTGTTTGAAGCTGTTGTGCCACCAGGATTCATGATGGGAAGCGCTGGAGAAGGTTCTAGTGCTGTTCCTAGCGTAGACCAAGCTTTGTTGCTAGGTAGCCCTTACGCTCAGACAGAGTTTGCCAAGAAGCGTAGACAGCAAGAAGAATATACTCGCAAGGTCGGTGCTGGTCGTGGCATCGCTCCTCCATCTGCTTACCTGAGATAAATCATGGAAAAAGAAGTATCCCATGCTGAAATCTATGAGCGTCTGATATTGGTCGAACAGAAAGTAGACCGTATCGACAAGAACACTGAGGGTGTTGTTGCTGCATTCCAAGCAGCATCGGGTGCTTTTCTAGTCCTTGAGACACTTGGCAAGCTTGCTAAACCCATTCTGTACATCAGTGGGTTGTGTGTTGCTGCTGCCGTTTACTGGCAGACAGTCAAAGATCATTTCAAATGAAAGATTTAGCTGTTGCCTTTGTTGCAGCAGCAGTGCTGGTAGGTTTTGTTATCTACTGCATAAGCATCTTCATTTGGGCATTTGCATGAGAATTAAATTTGCCATTGCTATTGTTGTAGTGTGGTGGCTTATTCAGGTCGCCTTGGTTGTAGTAAGGGGGCTGTAATGATTGATCCGATCACAGCGATGGCCGCAGTGAGTTCGGCTGTCAATATGATCAAAAAGGCATCGGCTACTGTTGATGATGTAGCCAGCTTAGGGCCTTTGATCGGCAAGTATTTCGACGCTAAACACACTGCCACTAAGGCTGCTCGTCAAGCCAAGAAGGCTGGCGGCTCAAACATGGGTAAGGCCATTGAGATTGAGCTGGCTATTAAGGCGCAGAAAGACTTTGAAGAACAGCTCAAGGGTTTGTTTTTCAGCACCAACAATATGGACGTTTGGAACAGCATCATGGAACGTGTTGCCCAAATGGACGCAGAAGACAAAGCCGAAGCTCAACGGGAAAAGGCCCGTGAGCGTAAGCGCCAGATTCGTCAACAAGAGATCAATGAGGTTTTGATTGCAATTGGCATAGCTTCTGTATTGATTATTTTCTTTGCTTGGGGATTCTTTGAGTTGATGGAGCGGTGCAAAACGACTGTGCCTAAGTGCTGGGGGTGATGTGTGGGATCAGTTCTGGAAGAACCTAGCGACATGGCTGACAATCTCTTGCAAGCTGTGGATCGGATGGTTCCTGTTCAGTCTGCTGCCGTATTTACCAACCGAGTTGGCTGACCGCATCATTGAAGCGATACTTGGAAAGCTGGGAATATGAAACTGATTTTTGTTTCTTTGTTAGTGCTGATGGCTGGTTGTGAGGATCGCTTTCGCTATCCTTGCATGGATAAGTTAAATTGGGATAAGCCATTCTGTCAACGTCCTGACTGTGCCATTACTCAGACTTGCCCTGACCAACTGATGAAACCCGATGATATGAAAGGTGAAGTGCGATGAGCTGGAATCCCGATCACGTTGAATCAAAGATTAAGCTGACCATTGCTGTTAGCTTCTGCGTGACCATCATGGCTATGGTGGTTTTGTCCATGTATTCGCTTGTGTTTGTTACTCAGCCCATGAGTGGCATTGCACCAGCAGACAAGCAGTTTTTCTTTCTGTTGTCTGACATGAGCAAATACATTCTGGGTTCACTCGGAACACTGTTAGCCATCAAGGGCAAGGACGCCATCAAAGAGATGATGCCACCCAAGGAAGAACCACCCAAACCCGAACAGAAAAAGGAGGCCCCCAATGAGTGATCAATCTGCAAAAGGCGCGTTGATCGAGAAGATCACATTCGCTATTCTCCCGCTGCTGTTTTCCTGCGTGGTGTACTTGATGACGGCTCTGTCTAGCCTGAGTCATGAGGTCACAATTCTGAACAGCAAAATCAGTCTGGTCGTCACCAGCGACAACAAGCAGGCCACTAACACTGGCGCTGAACTGGCGCGAGAGCGTTTGCGTCAAGACTTGTCGGCGGAAATCCAAAAGAACCGCGATGATATTCAACAAAACCGCCAGAAGATTGCTGTCATTGAAACCAGACTGGAGAAAAAATAATGCTGCCAATTATTGCCTCAATCGTTTCTGGTCTGATTCAGAACAACATGCACAAGGTTGCTGATGCCGTCATGGACAAAGGCGTTGATTACGTCGAACAAAAGATGGGCATCAAATTAAAGCCAGAGGGGGAGGCTACTAAAGAAGACTACGCCAAGTGGAATGCTGAAGCTGCCAAGCATGAGGAGTTCATGGCTGAGATGGACCTGAAGAACATGGAGGGTGCTAGGAACATGCAACTAGCTGCCATGCAATCTGAAGATCCATTGGTGCGTAGATTCGTTTATTTCTTCATTTCCTTCTGGTCCATACTGTCTGCTGCCTACATTGGCTGCATCACCTTTGTGGACATCCCTGATGAGAATGTACGCTTTGCTGACACCATCCTGGGCTTTGTGCTGGGTACGATGGTCGCTGGTATGTTCCAGTTCCTCTTGGGTTCTTCTTTGGGTAGCAGAAACAAGGACAAGAAATGATCACCCTTGAGAAGCTAATTGCTGCTGGTGTCAAAGCTAACGTAGCTGAAGTATGGCTTCCTTTTGTTCGGCAAGCATGTGAGCGTTACCAGATCAACACTCGTCTACAGGAAGCAGCATTCATTGCTCAATGCGCTCATGAGTCTGGTGGGTTCACCATGCTTGAGGAGAACCTAAACTATTCAGCAGCAACTATGTCTGTTGTATGGCCCAGAAGGTTTGCTGAGATGGGTCCTGATAACAAGCCAAAGAAGGACAAGGGCAAGAACATTCCCAACAAGTTTGCTCTTGCCTTGCACCGTAAACCTGAGTTGATTGCCAACGCTGTTTACTCAAATCGAATGGGCAACGGACCACTGGAGTCTGGTGAAGGGTGGCTGTACCGGGGAAGAGGTCTTAAGCAGCTAACTGGCAAAGATAATTTCACCCGTTGTGGTGCTGCTATTGGGATTGATCTTGTCAACAATCCTGATTTGTTGCTTAAGCCTGAAGGAGCAGCATTGTCAGCAGCCTGGTTCTGGTCTGTTAACAAGTGCGGTGCTATTGCTGATTCAGGTGACTTTGTTGCACTGACAAAGAAGATCAATGGCGGAACAATCGGCCTTGAGGACCGAGAGAAGCGCTATCGTGCTGTCCTTGCAGTGCAATAAGTTACTTAGACTCCATCTCTATCAAAAGCTCAATGTAGTGCTTGGCCTTCTCAAGGTCAGCAATACCATTTTGATGTTTAGACAAATATCCAATTAATTTTGCAAGTCTTATTTGGTCATCATTGATATGACCAAGTGATGCGTTGCAATTAAAACAAAGAACGCCTCTAACCTTTCCAGTTTTGTGGCAATGGTCTACATGCCTGTCTCTTGGGCTTGTAAATTCCTTGTCGCAGCACATGCAATTTTTTACATTTGCAAGTTCTTTTGCAGCCTCTCTTGTCACCTTGTATTTGTTAGTGATTCTTGTAATTCTTAGTTGGCTTTGACGTTCAGGAAGTCTGTTTCTTTCCTTGTCTTTTTTTGCTTGGCACTCAGAACAATTCCTATGTTGTTTTCTGCGTGGATTTTTTTTGCATTCAAAACAAGTTTCAGAACAAGAAAGGCAAATCCTTGCGCCTTTGGAAACTCCAATTTCTTTTGGTTTTCCGCAAGACATGCAAGGTTTGCCAATTCTTTTTAGCCTAGCTCTTTCTGCAAAACAAGATTTGCATTGAGATTGCTTTCCATCAGACTGATGCGGGTGGTCTGAAAAGTCAAATAATGGCTTTTCATTCTTGCACCTTGTGCAACATTTGTTTATCAGTCTGACCATACTCAACCTCCAACAACAATTCAAGATAATGAATTGCTTTAAGTATATCAGCTTTGCCGCCTTTCGATTTCCAGCGTGTGACGTACTTCACCACATTGCCCTCGCAAAAACCTAAGTTGTTTGCATGGATGTAGATGATGGGCTGGATAGCCTTGTCTTTGTAGTGATCGCCTGATACCTGTTTATCAAGGGCAGAGACCGAGATGGGGTTGTAGGCACACCCTTGACTTTGGCAAGAAATAGGTGATTGGCAGATATCGCAAGTCATCACGATTCCTTTTGGAAGATCCCATTGGGCAACAAGGTTCCTTTACGGTCCTTGATCTGCTCATAGGCATGCTCAAAACACTCTACAAGGTCCAAATCAGCAGTGGCACAACCCATGACAAGGGTAACGAGAATATCGCCGTATGCGTCCTTCATTGCTGCCCTGTCTTTGGATGAGATAGCGTCTAGCAACTCACCAACTTCCTCAAGGGTTTTGATGGCTTGGGCCATTGGAGTGCTGTTCTGAACAATCTGACGAGCTTCACCCCATCTGATGACGTTCATTTCAATCATTGAATAGCTCATGATCAGTCCTTTGCCAACAACCAAACACGCAGACCACTTTCTTCCTTGCGGGTAGAAATGACCTTACCTGGGTGACGTTTCTTTGCATTGTTAATCTGGGCACGGATATGACCAATCTTTTTGCTATCAGTGCAAGGGATCAAGAAAGAATCACCAACTTCCATCTGGTCAAATGGGTAAGCTTTTTGTGATGCCAGGGGGATGTTTTTTTCAATTGTGAACATGGTTTTCCTTAGAAGGGAGGCCTACTCGCTGCGTCTGGTTGCGCTCCACCGGGAATCCCCAGCAGACCAGCATCCGTTTTCGGCCTCAAAATCAGAAGCAGTTGGTCGTGCAGTTAGAACCGTAACAGCACGTAGTGCAAGTGACAAATCGACCGTTCACGGTGTAACTATGAGTGGTGCAAGATGCCCATACTGCTGTGGCTGATGCTGCAAATGTCAAAGCAATGATCAGTTTTTTCATTTCAGTTCTCCAGGTTAGAAAGGGCAATCTTGGTCAAAATCATTAGCCTTTGCCTTACGGGTAGGCTCAGAACTTTGACGGGGGGTCTCTTGTTTTTCACGGACAGACAGACTCAAGAAAGTCTTGCCTGTTTTTTCTGACTTCTTCTTCCATCCAGAGAGCCAGTATTCCCTGCCTCCTACGTTGATGGACCCGTTGTAGTCAGGGTGCTTTTCGGTTTCTTTCTTGTCATTGATAAACAATGAACCTTTGTCGGTGTTGTCGTAAGCCATGTATTACCTTTCAAAGTTTGGCTTTTTTAAGTGCTGAACGCACAGTGGAATTCAACTGGTTTGACAGATAGACTTTCTGATCTGCTTCCAATTGCTGCTCATCGATCATGGCTAAGGCATCAACTGCCTGACCAACCTCGACTAACCCTGTAACGGAGGCTGCAAGGTCTTGCAAGAACTCCTTAACATCTGCTGGCAAGTCATCACCGATACCACCCCGAGGGCTGATAACTGGTGCTGTACCCTTAACTCCTGTAGTTGCATCCAAGGCATCATGCTCAACGATTTCAAGCGCTGCAACCCACAAATACCTGCGGAGGTATGTTTGTACTGCCCCAAGGTTTTGGACCTCATGACAGCCCTTTAAAGCAGCCGTAGACATGGGTGAAGAGATGAAGATC